TGATAAACCTCTTAATGAATATTCTAAAACTATTCAGAGTGTAAAGTTTCAAAGTGGTGAAAATTTTGGTCCATCTCACTTAAATTATGAAGGCAATACAAATAGTTTTTTACCTTTCTTTAATAACATGAATAGAATGTTAGAATCTTTTAAGTACACCTTAGTTGTAAATGGACGTAATGATATTGAAGTTGGTTCTCTTATTAATTTAAGATTCCCTTCAAATAGACCTTTTAATGAAGAAGATCCTGAATCTGGACTTGATAAGAAAAGAAGCGGTAGATACCTAATAACTAAATGCCGACATAAAATAGATGACCGCGATAAATATACATTAGTTATTGAAGCAGTAAGTGACGGACTTGGAGAAGAATATAATGCCTAATATGAATTATTTTATTGGTGTAGTTGAAGATAGAAAAGATCCAAAAAATATGGGTCGTGTTAGAGTTCGTATATATGGCGATCATGATGCTGATAAAACTAAAATTCCTACAGCCTCTCTCCCTTGGTCTCAAGTAATGATGCCAGTAACATCAGCTGCATGTGGTGGCGTTGGTGAAAGTGCAACAGGTATTGTTCAGGGTTCTTGGGTTGTTGGGTTCTATATGGATGGAGCTTCTAAACAAAACCCTATGGTAATGGGAACTATTGTTGGTTCAGCTGGTGCAGATGCTTTACCAGATCAGGGATTTTCTGATCCAGCAGGTAGACATCCTATGAGAAGTGAAGGACCAGATACTTCATATAGTGCTATAGGCGGTATGTATGAAACAACAGCTCCTTATATTCAAAAGGTAGACTTAAGACAAGAAAGAATAGAAACAGCCGCACCAGAAAAAGTTACTGCCGTAGTACAGGACGAAGCTGATTCTTATTATGCTAGAAAAACTTGGGACATGCCTTTTATTGCAAGTGGTGTATTTCCATCCTATCCTTTCAATAAAGTAAATGAAACAGAAAGTGGACACTTATTTGAAATTGATGATACACCAGGTAACGAAAGATTTTCTCGATTTCATAATTCTGGAACAAATGAAGAGTTTCAACAGAATGGTAATAAAACACTTACAGTTGTAGGATCTAATTATACAGTTGTTTATGGTAGTGACAATATCTATATTAAAGGAACTGCAAATATTACAGTAGATGGTGATTTAAGACAGCTTGTAAAAGGTAACTATCATTTAGAAGTAAATGGTAATAAAACAGAAGTTGTTCGTGGATCAAGGCAAAGTAAAATTGGTCAGTCAGAGCATACAGAAATTACTCAAGATTTTGCTTCTGTTGTTGGTGGGAACTATGTACAAAAAACTTTAGGTGATGAAACACGATTAGTAGATGGTTTAAGGAATACCACAATTGGTAAAACTGAAGATCTAAATGTTACGGGTGAAGCTAGTATTACAGTTATGAATAAACTAAATGTTTTTTCATTATTGGATTATTCAACTACAACAGCTGGAAAGCTTACCATTACATCAAAAGGTAATATCAAGGTTGAGACTCCCGCCAACTATGCAAGGACTGTAACTGGTACACTTACTGATAATATTACTGGTGCTGTTACAGAAACTTATGGCTCAACACAGGATACAACAGCTGGTGGTGATATTACTATCAACGGTGGTCCTAACATTAACTTGAACTAAGAGGTAAAGATGCCAGGAATAACAAGAGTGGGAACAGATAGTCATGTAGGTCACGCAAGTCCTACACCTAGCCCATTCCATCAAACATCATACGCATCTGGTTCTCCTGATGTAATTGTTAATGGAGCATCAGCAGTTCGTATTGGTGATTCAACTGGTTGCGGAGACCCTGCAGTTGGTGGTAGTGGTACAGTAAAAGTAAATGGAATTGGTGTTCATAGAATAGGAGACGGTACTGGAGGTCATGGGTCATGGGTACCTAATGCATCTGCTGGTGGTTCTTCTAATGTGATTGCAGGAGGTTGATATGTTAAATTGTGGAAGTAGCCCAGCTCTAGATTCTATTACCGGTAAGGTAGATGAAATCAAAGGAAAACTTGCTGAAGGAATGGCAGCCCTTGGTGATCTTGAATCTAAGGCAAATGAGGCATTGGCCGAGTTACAAGCGGCATTACCAGAGTTGCCTTCTGCTGGTCCTTCATTACAAGGAGATGTCGGTGCATTAATTGCTCAAATGCAAACAGATGCCGGTGGTGCTATTGCTGCGTTTAAAGAGGCATGGGGAGAAGCTTTAGGAGATGGAGAACTTCAAGAGTATATTGATCTTGTAACTAATGCAATTAGTGACCCGTTATCATTAGCTTCTTTTGATCCATGTGAAGCGATACCGAATAAAGAACTAGATTCTGCCACAGGTGAAGTTGTAGCTAAAGCAAAAGAAATGAAAATACCTGAAGCAAAGCCAGTAAAAATTCCAAGCTTTTCAGAAATTACTACAAAAATTCCAGCTGTAACATTTCCAGATGGAACAACATCACCTGAAGTAACAATCACTGGTCCTACAACTATTGATCTTACATCTATTATATCTTCAGTGTCTCCTAATGGAACTTCTAGAAGTAGTAGTGGATTTGGTGCTGCAATGGACGCAAGAAGTCAAGCTTTAGGTAAAATTAATAAAGACTTTACACCAAAAGTAAAAGCAGCTCGTTTAGCTTATGAGGCCGAAAAGAAAAAACCTGAGTATGGACAAACCGGTGGTAGTGGTATTAATGGATCTGGTGCAGCAAAAAGACAAAGGTTATATACAACTGGTAAAATGACAGCTAGTCAAGTTAAATGGTATGAAAAATTTTTAGATTTAGAAATAGAATATCAAAACGTGCAAGCTAGACGTGATATGATTAAAGATCAATTATCAGTTTATATTGAGTACCTTGCTGGCCGGGTTTCCCAAGAAAATTTTGATAAGGGTGAAAAGAATTTTTCATCTGACCCAAGATTGATTGCTTCAGATATATCGCTATATGAAACTGGTAAATCTGATTTAGATGCTAATAAAGCGGATTTTCAGGGTGTTGCCAATCATACTAATCAGGTTGTAAGCTCTTCAGTTTCCGTCAATTAACTTGTATAAATATAATTGTATTAATTAATCATGTAGAAAGGCTTTGAAATGACAAGCGAACAAATTAGAGAAATGATGGTTTTATCTTTAAAAAATCATGCTAAGGGACATATCGATAAGCATATCGCTAATGTTGAAATTTATTTACATAATCCAGCCGGTATTGGTGAACACTCAGATATCGTAGAGAGTGTAGAAAAAGAATTAATGGAAGTCGCAAAATATGATGACGTCCTAGAAATGATAGAAAAGTACATTGAGTAATTAAATGGCAAGAACACAAACAAAATCAGATGCGGCAGGAAAGTCTATTATTACTAGTAGATCAGTGGTTTACTCTGATTTTGATTTGGCTTTTCTTAAACATCCAAATACAAAAGATATAACAATCTTAAAAGATTTGGATGCAGTAAAACAGTCTATAAAAAATCTTATTTTGACTAGTAGAGGTGAAAGACCATTTCAACCTACACTAGGATCTAATGTTAGAGCTTTATTATTTGAGCCTGCCGATTACTTTACTGAATTTGATCTAAAAGAAGCTATTGAAGAAACAGTTCTAAATTTTGAGCCAAGAGTTAGATTATTAAATATTGATGTTACTGGTGAAGAAGACTATAATAGATTTAGAGTTTCTATAGAGTTTCAAATGATTACATCGCTTCAAACTGGATCCACAGAATTTTATTTAGAAAGAATTAGGTAAGGGGTTATAATGGCTATTACGGTTTCAAAAGAAAGACTTAACGTTACGGAGCAAGACTTTGATCAGATTAAAGATAATCTTAAAACGTTTTTACGATCTCAAACTACACTTGCAGACTACGACTTCGAAGGATCAGCTCTCAGCACTATTATTGATGTGCTTGCTTATAATACTTTCTATAACGCATTTAATGCTAATCTAAACGTTAATGAAATCTTTCTAGATACTGCACAAGTAAGAAACAATGTTGTATCACATGCTAAGTCACTTGGATATGTTCCAAGGTCAACTACTTCAGCTTTTGCCACAATTGATGTAACAGTAAATAATCCAGCTGGTACACCAAGTTCATTGGCTATGCCACGTGGTACTACATTCCAAACTACAATTGATAATAAAAATTATACTTTCGTTAACCTTGAAGCTCAAACAATTGTTCCAGTGAATGGTGTATATACATTTAGTAATGTACAGATTAATCAAGGAACTATTAGAAGTCAAGAATACGTTGTCGATAATACAGACACATCTCAAAAGTATGAGATTCCAGACACAAACGTAGATACAGCAAGTCTTATTGTTAAAGTTAAAACAAATGCAAATACCACAGACTTTGAAGTGTTTACATTAGTTACTAATATTGTTGATGTTAATCAGTCAACCAATGCTTACTTCTTACAAGAAGGTATGGACGGAAAATACGAAATTTATTTTGGTGATAATGTATTTGGTAGAAAATTAGCTGCAGGTAATATTGTATCATTAGAATATCTAATAACTGACGGCCAAGCTTCTAATAACGCTACTGTGTTTACTCTTACCGGTAATATTTCAGGCAATACAAATACCAGTATAACTTTAGCTTCAGCAGCTGGCGGTGGTGCTATTCGTGAAGCTACTGATTCAATTAAGTTTAATGCTCCACTTTCTTTCCTAGCTCAAAACCGAGTTGTAACGGCTGATGACTATAAAGCTATTGTAAAAAATAACTATACAAATGCTGAAACTGTTTCAGTCTGGGGTGGAGAAGAACAAGCAGTTCCTGAATATGGTAAAGTGTTCTTATCAATTAAGCCTGGTAATGCAGAAACTCTTACTGAAGTTCAAAAAACATTTATTAAAGACTCTATTCTTAAGACTAAAAACCTAGTGTCTATTACACCAGAAATTGTTGATCCTGATTATACATTTATTAAACTAGAAGTATTCTTTAAGTATGATCCGAATCTAACATCACTAACAGCTGGTGAGTTAAAAGATCAGGTTATTGCTACAATTACGAATTACAATAATACCAATTTGAAAAAGTTTGATGGTGTATTTAGAGCATCACAGGTAACTACCTTAGTTGATGCCACTAATCCTTCTATTCTAAATACAATTCAACGAGTCTTTGTACAAAAACGATTAACACCAAATGTTGGTTATCCACAAAAATATACTCTTGAATTTTCATCTCCATTCTCGTCTAATATTGCTACTGGAGCTTCGGTAATCGATTCAAGTGAATTTATTATGAATGGCTTTAATCATAAGATGCAAGATGTCCCAACAGATGATCCTAATATTAGAAAAGTTCAGTTATACAGAATTTCAAATAACCAAAAAATTATTACTACAGTAGATGCTGGTACAGTTAATATTAAAACCGGTACTGTAGAACTTACTAACTTTAACCCTGACGGTGGGTTGGTTGGATCTAATCCATATATAACAGTAACAGGTACACCAAGCTCAAATGACCTAGCACCAAGAAGGAATCAATTACTTCAAATTGATCTTCTACAAACAGTGGTTACTCCACAAGTTGATGAAATTGCTACAGGTTCGGTTATTGCAGGTATTGGTTACACAACAACAGCGAATAATAGTTAATGTCACATAAAGTAACAACCATAGTACCAGAGCATATTCAGCTCGAAAAACCAGAACTTATGAAGTTCATGGAAGCGTATTATGATTTTTTAGATCAACCAGACCAGCCAGGTGCATTCTTAAAATCTTTGCCTGCACATCGTAATTTAGATACAGTTGGTACTGAATTTCTAGAAATGTTACAAAGAGAGTTAGCTGTTCCAATTCCAGAAACCGTTGTTGCAGATAAGTCTAAATTATATAAGAACATTACAGATATATACCTTTCAAAGGGTGCTGAACCTTCATTTAAAGCTTTGTTTAGACTTATCTTTAATGACGATATTGAACTCTTTTTTCCAAGAGTAGATATTCTTAAGCCTTCGGATGCTAAATGGGATCCAACAAACGGCCGTTGGAAAAATGATGATGGTAAATTATCTGTTAAAAAGTTTATTCAAGACTCAAGATATTACCAGTCGTTTTCTTATGTTATTAAGACTGGACAAACAATTGATAACTGGAAAGATGTAGTTAAGAAACTGCTGCATCCAGCTGGGTTTGCTTTCTTTGGTGAGGTAACTATCTTCTCTGAAGCTGTTGGAGTAGCCGGTAGTCCAGTAAAAGCAAAAGGTGTAGCAGACTTTAGTACGCAAGATACTGGTATTCCGGTCTTTGCTGATCCAGTAGTCGTAGATGTTGCAATACCAGTGGTTGGTGGTGTTGCCCTAGATATCGAACTTACGTTCGTTCTTCAACCAATTAATCAATATGCAATAGGTCCAAACTTTTTGCATGTTGAAAAGTATAAATTCCTGCCAGACATTGGTCCTATAAGTAATTATGCAGATTTTACAATTGCTGATGCTGCAGCAGGTACTAAATTAAATATATCGTTTGAATCAGTGATTAACATCACATAACGTGTATAAATAGTTTTAACTAAATTAAATGAGGTAAGGTTATAAAATGACGGCCATCGTATCAAAACAAATTAGGGTCAACAACGCGGGTGCATTTCGCGATGACGTAGGTACAGATAGTACTTATCTATACATCGGTCGCTCACATAACTGGCCTAGTTCAGATACTGCAATTGCAACTCCGGTTGATACAGTATTTGATAAAAATAACGTACATCAGAATATGATTGCACTTAAAAAAGTAGCTCAGTCTGATGTTTCCCATTGTATCACTCGTTATAACTGGCTTTCGGGTAC